CATACTAGTATAAGCAGTAGAATTACCTACATAATGTGTACCAGTGACGTTGGCATTACTAGTAGTATGTCTACCGGTCATTGTTAGATTACCAGCACTAATAACTACGTTACTAGAATTATCACCTACATAATGTGTACCAGTGACGTTGGCATTACTAGTAGTATGTCTACCGGTCATTGTTAAATTACCGCCAGTCATTACAACGTTAGCACCTGCGGTCCCTACAGTGTGTGTGCCGGCCACTGATGCATTTAAATTAATAGTTAATGTATTTGCAGTATGCGTACCTCTAGTCACAGTAGTAGTTGCAGAGTGTGTTCCTGTAATGTTTGCATCAGCAGTAGTTAATGTACCTATGACACTTGCATTACCGTGAGTACTATTACCAGTAATTTCAGCATCAGTGTTAATTTTTAAATTACCTGCAGTATGAGTTCCCACAGTTTCGCTTGTTGCGGCTTTATGTAGTCCGGTTACGTTTGCGTTTACAGCAGTGTGTAAACCAAGAACATTTATGTTACCGTGACTGCTATTACCAGTAATAGTAGCATCCGTGTTAACCGTTAATGTATTTGCGGTATGAGTACCTCTAGTTACTGTAGTAGTGGCAGAGTGTGTTCCGGTAATATTTGCATTAAGACTGGTTAATAATCCTACTATACTTGCATTACCAAGACTACCGTTACCAGTGATTGTTGCATTAGTATCGATTTGTAATATGCTTGCAGTGTGTAATCCGGTAGTGACACTAGTACCTGCTTTGTGACTACCAACATTTGATTCACCTGATGTAAAGAAATTACCAGCAGTATGCGTTCCAGTAGTAAACCCTATCAATGCACGATGTGTACCTTGAATATTAGCATTAGCACTAACAACAAGTTCGTTTGTAGTATGTCTACCGGTTGTATTAATATTTCCGGCAGCTATAGTACCCGCACCAACACTAACGTTAGCGGCTGTTAGGTTACCATCAGTAGAAAGATTAGCCGCATTTAAATTACCAGTACTAATAGCACCTGCGGTAACAGTACCTGTTATATTGGCACCGCCGGTAGATACTAACAATCCAACGTTAGCAGTACCGCTAGTTAGTAAACTACCAACACTAGCAAACCCACCAGTTGATAAATTACCAGCAGTTATTGTTCCACCAACGCTAGCAATACCCGCAGTTGATATATTACCCATTGTTGCATTACCGGTAATAGTTGCATTACCGCTAGATAATAATCCAACACTAGCTGTTCCGGTGGTTGATATATTGCCCATTGTTGCATTACCGGTAATAGTTGCATTACCACTAGCATTTAATGTAGTGACACCTATTACGTTAGCTGAAACTGTTCCGGTGGTTGATATATTACCACCACTAATATTACCAATAGCACTTACTGTACCTGCAGGATCTAATACAACATTACTACCACCGGATGATATGATACTTGTAGCCTCAACCCGACCTGTCAATAAATTAGCTGATGTAACATTGCCGCCAATGGTTGCATCTTTAGTTAAACTTAATGCACCAGTTGATACTAAGTTTCCACCTGACACATTACCTGAAATACTTAATAGATTACTAGTCTTATTAAAAGTTAATCCGGGAACCGCCGCAGAGTTACCACCATCATTAAATGTAATCTGTCCGTTTGAACCCGGAGCTTGCAATGATGACCCTGCTGGAATAACAACGTTACCTGTAATAGTAGGAGCACTAAATGCGCCAGTGACAGAGACATTACCTGTTACTGATGTATTGCCAGTAACAACCATGTTACCGGTACTCATGTCACCGCTAACAGAAAGTCCTTGCAATATACCAAGACTAGTAATACCCGGTTGATTTGCCGTTGTCATTTGTCCCTGTATAAAGCCGGCAGATACATTACCTGCATTTACGTTTCCACTTACAGTAAGTCCAGCCGGATTTAAAACAGTATTACCAACTTGTAATGCCGGCATTACAACATTACCACCAACTTGTGTTACGTTTAAATTACCAATAGTAATAGTAGGAGTCACCACGCTAGTTGCAATTACACTTGGTGTAGTTATTGCTGTTAATGCTGTTAATGATGGAACACTTATAATGCCACCTGCCGCAGAAATTAATGAACCGCCCAGATCAATTGTGTTTCCACTTAGATACAAATCTTTCCAACGTCTTGTTGGACTACCTAAATTATATGTTACATCTATACTAGGAACTAAACTTGATGTAACACGATTTGTTACGTTTAAATTAGCAACTGTTATATTACCAATTGTTGCATTTGCTGTTGCTATATTACTTGATAAATCTATTACAAACGGTGTAGCCCAACTACTAATAGTAGCAGTATTACCCGATGCTACCCCTACTCCAATACGTAAGTTCGTACTTGTCTGTATCGAAATATTGGGAATGTTTGCAGATATCGTTATAGTACCGGTCTGTCTATTTTGTCCAAGGCCAGGACCTGTAATAACTTGTGTTACACCTGACGAAATAGTAGTTGTATATAAGTCTGTAAAATTCTGTTGTACTTTTTCGAAAGCGGTTCTTATCGCATCCGCCCCCGGATCATTTGGGAAAGAACCAAAATCAATATTTTGTTGTGCCATATCTATATCACCTTATCTAGTATTTATCATTTAACTAAATAGCAATAACCAAAAAATAACCCGGCGAACCGGGTTATTAAAAATGCGGATTTTTATTATTTTATTCCGCTTAATTTCCTAAAATCTACTAATAAATCACTAGATTGTTTCATCAGTTTTGTTTCCATTGTAACTTTTTGAACGTTACCGATAGCTTGACTATTTTTAGGTCTATGCATATCATTTCCCATACCCAATAATGCTTTTAATTGCGCCAATTCTTCATGACCTGTCTCATTAGCGTATCCTTCTTCAACTGCTTCTGTTTCGCATTCATGTCCTTCGTACATGCTACTGCCGCATTCATTGCATGTCTCGTTATCACCTTCTTCAATGTTACTAGTATCAGTATACTGTTTGCCACCTATACTGAATTTTTCACCTTTTGGTGTTTTTCTCAACTTATCAACGAAAGCATTACCTTCTTCCACTTCACCATCACTGCCAGGTGTAGCTGGAGGGGGCGCAGGTGTTGTTGGAGGGGGATTATTTGGATCTGGTTTGGCAACAATTGGTTCTGACAAATATTGTTCGTCTACTTCTTCATCACCTTCTTCTCCGTCAGTTGGTTGCAATGCAGTGTCATCGGGACCTTCTTCATCTTCATAGTCACTATCTTGACCATGATCCATAGAACCTTCCTCACCGCCCACGCTAATGCCAGTCATTTTCTTAATCAATGCTAGCATGTCGCTATCATCACCGACCACAGTAGGAGACATTTCTGGCTCTGTTCCGTGACCTTCTGGATTATCATGCATTGGTGCACCATAGTTGCTTTGTGGCTTGTCACCACCAAATACACCTAGACCAGCTTGTCTAACAATAGACAATAGTTCTTGTGCATCTGCATCAGTAGCATTGATACTTACTGAATCAGGGCTACCTTGTTGACCAGTACTGCTTGATACAGTAATGCCTTCATTTAATAAAGAATTTAATTCTTTTTCCCAATTTTCTAATTGAATATCTATCATATTTTTACTTTCTGTCATACTAAATGGACTTAAACTTTTTAAGAAACCACTAGTTTTTTTACCCATTGATTGGGCTACATCAGTAGCCATATTACTGGCAGCACTGATCGGATCAGCCTTCCACGGAGTATGCTGTTTTGGTGCTTGTGCAATTTCAGCATGTTGTCTTACTGTACTTGGTTTATTAGCATCTAAATAATGCTGTGTATGCTGACCTTCATCAGTCATTTTCTTTTTAGCATGACCGTGTATGTTTAAAAATGCTTGAAGTTTATCACTACAATGTCCTGTTGTATTGAAATGCTCAATATCTTGTTGCAATTCAGCCAACATATCTTGCATTTCATCATTGGTTTCACCCATCATTTCATTGAAACTTAAACTTTCTTTAACTTTCTTTTTAGCACGTAGTGCTTTGAAGTCAGCACTAGTTAATTTACCTTTTGGTGGTGCAACATCTAAATTATCTTGATTGCCTGGTAAATCTTTTGCTTCTAACTTTAATGGATTCAATCTATTATCACCATCGCCCGGTCTTTTAAAGCTACCGCCACCCATGCCGCCGCCTCCAAATTTATTCATTGGAATACGTTCTACTTTTGTATCGGTAACTGCTGGTACAACTTTTGAAGCAAGACGACCATTATCGGTAGACACCACTTCTTTACCACTTTGTTTAAAACTAGGATTTTTGTCATAGAAATTTTGAGTTTGCTTATTCATCCTAGAGGTATCTAAGTCTGGTTGGCCGTAACGTTGATTTGTTGAATCTTTGTATTCTTGATTGCTAAGTTTTCCGGGGTTAGATAGACTGATTTCTTCCCCTTCTGTTGCTGATTTTTTCAATGCACTAGCAGTCGGGGCGCCTTTGCTACCCGGCTTACGCATACGTTCACTGCTACCATTTTTAATACGTTCACGTTTGGCATGTATATTAGCCCATAGACCTTTACCTTCTTCCGTCATACCCTGTGAACTATCACCGGAACTTAATGCACTAGCAACACGTAGAGCCGCGCTAGTTGGAATAGGTTGATTCAATGCTGGTCTACCATCTGGTCCAATTACTTGTTGTAATTGTGTATTTTGTTGTGGGATGGGCTTTGTAACATACTGACCATCTTCATTTAGTGATTTTTGTTCAGATGCTTCGATCCAATCTTTTAAACTATGTTTAACAGATTTTTTACCAACTTCACTATTTGGCTTTTTACCTAGCATCGCTTGAATACCGGATGTATCATGTTTGATGTCTGCGCCAGTAGAATCTTTAGCCGCCTTAGTAGGACGTCCACGCTTTTTAGGAGCATCATTCTTTTTATCTGCCGCACCTTTATTTATTCTACCAACTTTATGTCCATATTGGTCACGTACATCTTCTTTGCCATGACTGGAACCATAAGTACCTTTATGCTCACGACCTGTAGGGGTTTCTTTTGTTTCACCTTCACTAATGGTGTACATTGTTTGTAGTAGGCTTCTCAAGTTCATTATTTTAATCCTTGTTTTCTATCTAATTTATCTTCCATACGATTCAATTGTTTTTGTAGTTCAAAAAATGTTGTTTTCATATCATCCATTTTTGCACTGTTAACTTCAACTTTAGTATCTAACTCTTTAATCTTACTATCCATTGTTAGGTAACCAGTGCCTCCCATACTACAAGCGCCAATTAGGATCCATGTTAGTTGGCTAGAATTAAAGTCAATCATTTACGTGCTCCTGTTGCTGGTTTTGGTGGAAGATTAATTTTACTCATGGGGCTTTGTGTTTGCATTCCTTCTTTACTCTTGTTAGGAGCTGTTGGAGTTTTTTTGCCCTCATATGGAATATCAATACTTGGTCTTTTAGGTAATACCTTGTCCAAGTATTGATTTGCATAATCTTTATTAGCTTGCTTACCATCATCAAGTAATTCTGGATTTGTTAATAACGGTTTGTCGCTTCTATCTTCATTGGAATATCTGTCATTCTCTGCATTAATGCTATCATTATAATCAGTTGTCGTAACTCTGACATTGTTTATATTGCATCCTAATTGTTGTGCAACTTGCTGAATCATTGGCTCAGTAGCAGGATATTTGAATTCAGCTTTAATAATATGAATCATCTGATTCTCTAATTCAGGAAATCCATATGGATCTTTTTGAATCGGAGTCGTCTTTGGATCTTCAATCTTGACAGGATCAAATTTACTTAGATTGTAAGTGAACATGTCAAAGAAGTTTTTATCAACATCGCCGGCGATTTTGATAGTATAATTGTAAGTTCTAACACTTTCTGTTAGGTAATGACGAAGGCTTTTCATTGTATTATTCCTATATAATATTTATCTTTATTACGTTTTTTTGCTTGCCAATATGGATCTTAGTAATTCATTTCTATCTAATAAATTGCCTTCGCCCAATGGGGTATTTTCAATTTCTTCAGTTTTACTAGATATTTTATGGTCTAATTGTGCTTTTTTCATCTGCAAATCAATCATTTTTAATTTCTTATTGATTTTAGCTGTTTTAGCAGTAATAGCATGACCCAACATTGTACCAGCACTATTAAATATTTCACTAGCAAAACGACTATCGACTTGCATTCCCAAATCCATCAAGTCTTTGTAGCTGTTCTTAGCTAATTCCGCTAGTTCATCCATTTCAGTATCACTGGCTTCTAGTCCACGCACTTGTGGTAGTGCGTTCTCAATTTTTTCTAAATTACTATAGGCTTCTTGTGTATATGTTTGAACTTCTGCGTTTTCAATGAAATCATCGTTGACCTCACTTTCGTCTTTCGGTAGTTCAAATAATTCTTCTAACTTTTTTGTCATTCTACTATCCTATAATAGTAGTATTTATTACTTGCGTGAACCGTTTCTAAACAAATCTTCTTCTGTGATAACTCTGAATACAAACTTGTTGTGGGCACAATATGCTTTAGCACTTGCCCACTTAGCATGATTTACTGCTACTACGGCCCTGTCACGGGCATTTGCTACCTTACTTTCAATTAAACTTTGTTTTTTAGGTTTAATTTCAACAACCTCAGCCTGTTGCTTTCCAAATTTATTTTCATAAACTATAAAAAAATCAGGGATATAGTTAGCCATTTTACCCGTTAGCGGGTGGCGATAGGGGATAGTTATAGCTTCACTTGCCCACTTTAATACATTTTTATTTTTATCACAAAATTGCATGAAAGTTAATTCCCAACCACTTCGATATTTAGGGCGATGTTTACCTATATATTTTTCGAGATTTGTGGGTATGAATATACCCTGTGCATAGTTAGCCATTAAATTAAAACGTTACGTTGAACGTTATCATTGGGTTGTGGTACTACACTTATACCATACAATGCTGTTTTGCTTTTTATAGCATTTAGATAAAATATCATCGTAGCATTGGCTTCTATTTTAGTCTTTGCATTACCCTTCATATACTCAATCAAGTCTAAGGGATTATCACCGGTAATATTTGATATTCTGAAAATCATTGATGCAAAATTACTAGAAATATTTTCACTTTTGCTAACGTCAAAAAAATAACTCTTTACTATCTCATACTGGTTAGCATCTATGACTATATCAGAATTATAATAACTATCAAATATTTTAACAGTGTTGTCTAATATTGACTTTGGTGCATCTAATGTATTACCCATATTATCTTGGTCCCGTGTAGTCTTTTGGATAGTATCCGGTTGATTTGCCTATACCTTGTGTCAGACTGGTTTGTGCATTATTTATTAATGAGCTAGGTGATGGGAAGCCAAAATTGACATTCCTATTAGGCGTACCTTTTAAATAATCACTAGCCGCACCAAATGCATCACCCTTAATAGCATTAACTATTGCACCGGGTTGTGCGAATGTCTTTGTTAATTGTCCTGTTTGTTTAATAGCACCAATGTAATCACCGCTAGCAAGTTTATCCATTACTCCGCCGGCACCATCAAGTAATCCACCTTGACCAAGAATACTACCATTACTACCTGCGGCAGCAATAGGACTAGTAGTCTTATCATAGTGCCCTAATGAACCAAATTCTTTAACAATCTCTTCTGGTTTCTTACCATCTACTGCACCAGTATAATATTGTACAGTTTCATATTGTAATGTCATTGTATTTTCCATGACACCACTACCTTCAGCATAATTGTAAGTATCATGTGTGAAACTTTCAATTATAGGATTTATCAGTCTATACAATGTAAAATTGTGATTATTAAAACCATATATGTTTATTGCTCTAAAGAACGGAACTTTGTATTCTTCACCTTGAGTTAAACTTTGAGGTTCACCTACATAACCCCAATCATCACTATTAGATATATCTTTTTGATATAAATTGCGTTTGTTTATATCACTATTATTTGCGCCGTCCCTATTTGTAGGGGCGCCTGGGCCTATAAAACTAGCTTTCTTTTGAGCATTTAATGGGTCAGGCTGAACACCATCTTTATAATAATATGTATAATACGCATGCCATAACTTAGTAATCAATCCACTATTAGTGTCATGCATTGTTATATTAACTGGATCATATTTTATTTTAGTTTGAACAATACGTTTACGATTGTATTGATTCATAGTGTGTACATCAAAACTGTATTTAGGAAGTTGTACTGTTTTTACTGCTAGACCATAGTTATGATCTTCTGGAATGTTTGGAACATTTGCGCTACTGATTCCGTCATTTATATCAAAATATACATGAAATAAAAATTTAAATCTAGGGGAATATGCTTGTGTGTCTGGTAGAAAGGTTTTACTTGCGTGAGTGTAATCACGCAAGTAATCATTACCGAAAAATCCCTTTGCGGCGTCGGTTAATAGATTTTCAACGAAGCCGTTTGCCATTTATTATCTTGATGAGCCGATACCAGTTACCGATCCGCCACCAAATGCACGACCAACTTGTACACCAAGACCCGAACTCAATGGGCTTTGTATTGCATTATCAAAACGAATACTTAACTGAATTGTTGCTGGTTCATTACTCTTATAATCTAAGTTATTGTAGTTTGCAGATTTAATAAAGCAGCCATACAATTCCCATGCTTCTAAAACGTTTGGAACCAATACACCATTACCACCGTCTAATATTTCATAATTAATTTGAAATTTATAATCTTGTCCTGTTGCCGCACTTGCTTGTTCAACAAAGTCAAATTGCTTTTGTAATTGTTGACCAACTAGTTTACTGACGTTTCCTGCCGCATCATCACGCAAGTTAATTTGTGTCTCTTGCCATGCATGTTTACCAGCTAGATATACTTTGCTGTTATAAATGTCTAGTGTAACTTCTTCAAATGACACGTTGGGTCTTTGAATGTCCAT